GGTTTACGGTTTTCCTTGTGTTATTTATATTTATCACCCTCGCCAAGCGAGTCTTAAATAATCACCATCTGCGTGTGTAGTTGCTGTTGTAGACTTAACACCTCTGACAACTGTGAAATCTTGACCAGAGATTGATGTATATTCCATAATCTCATCACCAAATTCCAAATATCCTGCAGGTGGGAAGTTAGAAACATCACCAGTTACTGTAACGGTAGTAACTGCGTCATTGATAGCACCATTGAGGGTGAGACCATATGTAACATAGGCATCTGCTGGAATATTGATAATAACACCACCAGCGGAACCGTATGCAACACCTGCGTGCGTAGTAAAGTCTCCGATTGTGATATTTGGAGCATAACGTGTCATATGCTCAATGGTAACTCCAGTTCCAATATAGTTAGCAAGAGGATCATTAAATTCAGATGGTTCAAACTGGAACTTGATTTGATCAAATGTATTCAAGTTATATGCAAGTCCAGGTTCATTAGTTCTTCCTGCATTGTGCAGAAGAGTCTGAACATGAGTAGTTCTTTCTGCACTGATCTGCGAAACAACCAGAGGAAGAAGATCTTCGAGGGTGGTATCTTCATGAATATCTACAACACCAGCATTTCCACCTTCGACCTTCATATTCAAAATAGTGTTCTTTTTAGTGAACAATGGTGTATGTGGTCTGACAATTTCATACTTTTTGGCGAAGATTATCTCAGGAGCAGCATTATAACCAGAACCACCATCTGTGATTACAACATTAGTCACTTTGCCGTTAGTGATTTCGGCATATCCCTTAGCACCTGTTCCAGGATTGTCGCATGTTGTCTTGAAAAGAACAATTGGAGCAACATCATACTCAAGTCCACTATTTGTGATGGTAGCACCAGTTACCTGATAATCATATACTGTGGGAATACCCATAGTATTGTCAACACCAATTGTATTTTCAACTCCTATGGTATTAGATCCTGAAACTGGTACGCCCGTCACAGTTGCACTTGCAACCGCATTCTTACCGCGAATATATGAGTTATCAGTATATACATATGCCGTATAAAGTAAGTTATCGGTATTTTCAAGTGCCCTTTGATCCATTCTAATAATTTCTTTGGGAGTTTCTCCATCAATTTTGATAAGATCACCAGGATGAACAATATCACCAGTATTTGCAACTTTATTTTGATATTTACAACCATCAGGATTGTAATTCCCGAGAAATTCTAAATTCTCAAATATATTACCATTCCAGATAGAAATAGTCTTTTCAAATGTTTTACCATAGAAATACAGACAATGGCAATTCTTATCTACTTGTGGTGCCTCAGTGAAAGTAATAACGTTATCAACAATATTATATGCAATTCCTTCCGTCTGAGGAACACCATCAAGTAACACTAAAATCTGATGTACATCAGGAGGAATAATATTATCATCCCCAAACGCGAATTCAAATGATTTTCTACTTCCATTAATAAGGTGGGAGAAATTATTGAGCATTTTATACTTACTGAAAGTATAACCGAAGAAATGTCTTTCCTTCTCAATCGGAGTAGTAAATACAATTTGGTTGGGATTGACTGTTCTATCAATAGTATATGCTTCTCCATAAATCTGCAGCACGCCATCGATGAAAATCAAGAGATTTTCATCTTGCTCGGTCACAATATTAGATCCATTTTTTCTCTTAAGATCATATCTCTTAGATGTTCCATCAAAAAGAATATCTTTGATCTTATAAGAATATCTCGCATTATCAGCACCATCAACAAACTTGAAGAATGTTGAGTAGAAAGTTGTCCCTTCTTTTGGTGTCTCATAGAATTTAATGTCAATATTCTCATATTCAAACTGACCCTCAGTGAGAAGTGCGTCAGTAACATCGGTAGAATCAAGAGTCCCTGATGTCGTAAGGAAATCTGGGAGAATAGTAAAATCTTTCTCGTATAATTGGTTGGTAATGGCGAGTTTTGCCATATCACGCGCTTTATTGAAGGCAGTTGTTGATTCTGCAAGTTCACCTGCAATACCATTGGTAAGTAGAGCAGTTCCGTCAATATAACGCTCAGTTGCTTCTAGAATATTAGAATTACCACCAGATCTCATATCAGCAATGATTGCATCAACGATAATTCCGAGATCTCGCTTGCACTTACCTTCTCCGAAAGATGGTACGCGCATGGATTCAATTGGGAGTGGTAGAGGTGATACTAAAGATCCTTGAGAGAGATATGTGGTTACAATACTAACAAGGTTATCAATGTTACTTTGAACATCTGCACATGCTCCATTGCTGTTATTTGCAACAGGAGAATTAACAACAGGTCTTACAATGGCATCTTCAACTGCTCTAATGAAAGTGTGTGAGTAATTACCACCTGAAATAACTACAGCTTGATTCAATGCACCACTAGCAGCACTCACAAATGTGTGAGGATATTCACCACCACTAATGATTGCATCAGTGAGAGCAGAAACAAATGTATGTGCCGAAACAATTGATGTAGTACCAACCTGGAGTGTGATAGTAGTGTCAGTGACAGAAACAACAGGAATTGGTTGATCATAAGAACGGTCGCGCTTATGCTTAAGACCATCAGCAACTGCACTTACAAAAAGGTGAGTATACTGTTGACCAGCGGGCGATTCTCCAACATTAACGTCAAAAGTATTTTGGGTTACGTTAGAAATTTGAATGAACTTACCGCTAACAGGATCAGTAGAACGTGGATAAGTGTGATTAGAATTATGACTATCTTGATCACAAGTAAATGTCAAAGAATCATCCTCAAACTTAATCCAATCACCATTGATCATTCCATGATCATTAACTGTGACAGTCATAGCACCTGTAGATGCCGTGTATGTGGCACCAGTTACAGTGAACGAGTCAATCAGTGTTCTCGGATAAGAATGGTTAGTACCAGAAGGCGCGGCAGCACCTACGTTGACAGTAATTGTTGTTGCAGTAGTTGCTGAAATACTAAGAGTAAGACCAGATGCAGGGTCAGTGGGACGAGGATAAGAATGGTTTGAACCATGATTATCAGCATCACAAGTGAACGTTACGCCGCCATCAGCAATGGTAACTGAATTAGCGGTAGTCAAACTATGAGATCCAATTTCTAATACTAAATCGCCTGTGGATGGATCATATGTTGTTCCTGTCGCAGCAGTGAAAGTTCCACTACCACCAGAACCTGCCGTGATGGCATTAGTAACACCACTTACAAATGTATGTGTTCCAGTAGCAGCACCACATGAGAAAGTAATGCCATTGGCAAGCATTTTAACAGTGGTATTGGGATTAATACCATGATTTCCAATGGTTACTTCCATCAAACCAGTTGAACCATCATAGGTTGCATTGGTTGGAGTGTATTTTACAAGTGGTGATGCTCCAATGTTAACTGTAAGTTGATCATTCGTTGCAGAAATAACATTAAGTCTCTTCTTGGAAGCAGGATCAGTTGATCTTGGATATGAAATCTCTTCAACATTACCATCACAAGTACAACTAAAGGTTAAACTTCCATCTCCAAGAAGAATACCATCTCCAGCAGTAAATCCATGATTAGCTGATGTAATACCTAAAATTCCACTGGTTGGATCATAGGTTGCATCAGTTACTGTATAAAGTCTTGGAACATATGTGTGAACTGAGGTATCAGTGGAACTACCAACATTAATTTTAATGGTAGTTGCAGTCGTGGATATGATGGGGACTGAAGTGTCAAAGGTCTTATCCTTTTTCTTCTTAAGACCATCATCTACTGCACTTACAAATGTATGTTCTGAAGTGTCTGAAGAAACTCCAATTTTAACTTTGAATGAATCATAGTAAACATCGTAAATAGGAATCCACTTACCACTCACAGGATCAGTTGAGCGAGGATAAGTATGTTCGGTTTGATTATTATCTCTAGCACATGTAAATTTAAGGGAGTTGTCATCGAACTTAATGAAATCTCCATTCTCCCACCCATGTTTCTCAACTGTTACTGTAAGAACTCCAGAAGATGGATTGTAAACAGCATTATCAACAGTTGCATTTAAAATTTCAGATTTAGGATAAGAATGCTCAGTAGCATCGTTGTCCAGATTACAGGTGAATGTAATTGATTCTGGTTCAATTTTAACACCTGTACCTGCTCTCAGAGAGTGATTTCCAATTGTTAACTCAACATCTCCAGATACTGGATCATAATCAGCATCACTAATAGTAAAGGTTTTTTCTGGACTTGCACCTACAGTAATATCAAAGGTATCATTAGTAGCATTTGAAACTGCCATTGCAGTTTCATGATTTCCATCAGCAAGTCTTGGATAGGACTTTTCAGCAACATTACCGTCCATAGCACAAGTAAATGTCAGTCCGTTCGACTTAATTAATACATCATCTCCGTTATTAAGTCCATGATTAGCAATAGTAACTTGAGCAACACCTGTTACAGCATCATAAGTAACATTAGTTGGTGTACCAACAGCAGTTCCCCAATAATTTGCATTAGCAGAAGTAATTGTAAGATCTTTTTCGAGCAATTGATTCACAATTGCAAGTTTCATCAAATCTCTAACCTTCTCAAATGCAGTGATAGATTGAAGGATTTCGCCGTCAAGACCATTAGTAGTAAATGATGTTCCAGCAGCATTGAAGTATTGTTTGAGGAACTTACGAGCATAGACATTACCACCAGTGTGAACATCCAATGCCATAGCATCAACAAATAGTCCGATATCACGCTTACACTTCGCTTCTCCAGTTCTGTCTGCTCCAATAGTCTCTGTAGGAAGACCAGCAGTAGATCCTGCGGCAATCGCAGCAGTGACAATACCTGTGAGAGTTGTAATTGCAGAGGTTACGTTAGCACACAGAGGAGCACCAGCAGGATCAGGAGTGATCGTGCTGTCAGTAACTGTCAGTTGATTGGTGAATGCCAGGATCATATTGTCCTTAGCAGCATTGAAAGCATCATTTGATGCTAATTCTTCACCAAGTAAACCATTAGTAAGAGGATTTCCATTCTCATCAAAATACTGAAGAGCAAACTTACGAGCATATTCATTACCACCATTGACAAGATCCAGTGATGTATAATCAATGAACAATCCGATGTCACGCTTACACTTGGTTTCTACTGCGGGGTCAGCAGTATTTGATCCTGCTTGCATAGTAGTCCAAGCGTTATCAATAATCTCTTGTCTGTTCTGCTGAATGAGTCTGTAAGCGTCCTTAAAGCGATAATCACTAGCAGTTGTGGGATCACCTGGATAAACAAAATCAGGATAGTCTACGGCGATCTGAGCAGCACCTCTGTCAACCAATTCCTTACGGTTGGTCATGATCAAACGATAAGCATCTCTATATCTGCTGTATGAGTTAGTCTGAGGATCATTAGGATAATAGAAATCAGGATACTGTAGAGAAATTTCAGCATTTGCTCTATCAATGATATGAAATCTATTCGCGCTAATTAAATTAGCGCCATCTCTATGTCTATTGGCACTAACTGGTCCTTGTGTTGGATCTGGCCAGATACCCTGATTCTTAATGGGTCTTGATGCAGATGGATTTGCTGTATAATAAGTAAGGATTGTAGTTAGATTATCAATGGTTGATTTAACATCAGCACAAACCGCTGGGTCATTGTTAGTCAAAACTCCATTTGGATTGTTGATGGTTGCTCTGAAAGTGTCAGATGATGGTACATCATAAATTTCAAATTTATCATTAAAATTGATATTAGCAACAGAATTTATTACGCCAGAAATATGTACATACTTTTGATCAGGATAAGTTTGTCCTGAGGTAGTAACTGCATATCCATGATCACCATCAGTAGTGACGGTCATCAATCCACCATCATATGTAATTCCTAAAATATCTTGAGTTTCGTAGGGCTCTTGGAAAATCTCATTCAACGCAACCATCACAGATGTATTTGGAGCATCTTTTGGAAAATTGCCATCCTGTGTGGTTAATGTAAACGTTTTAGTAACATCATCAAAGCTAGAAGAAATATCTGCAATTTTCGTTGCTTCAATCTGGTTTTCTAAGAAATTAAGTCTTGCGGCACCTTGTCCAATATAAGATTTGATATCAGCTGCTTTGATCACAGAAACCTCATGTTTCTTGAATACAATATCCGACTCTACATTGATATCTGGCAAGGAGATAATAACTTCCCTTGCATGTGGATCTTCAGCCAGACCGATACTAAATGGATTTCCAGTTACGGTATCTTCAAAATCTACATCATTCTCGACCGCAACTTCACCAAACAGTTTAAATCCAAGTGGATGAGTAGTTTCATCAACATATTGCTTATACTCACTCAGACTTCTCGTGCTTCTAATGACATATGAGAAATCTTGGAAATAGTTACTGTCAGTAATTTTCTGGGAAGATGAACTAATCTTGCCAAGATCAGATTCAAAGAATCCAACTTTACCAACATATCCCCCAACTTTACCGACAACATCTGGAGTAGTTGCATATTCAACTACAGATGTATATTGATTAATCTGACCAACTAAGGTATCTCCTTTATTCAGTTCTCCTTTAATTACGAGAAGGTCAAGTAAATAAACATCATTTCCTAAAGCAGTAATACTTTCTACCTCACCCTCAAATCCACCAGTAGTGGTAACAACTTCTGCTAATTTATAATTATCGGAAGGAAGGTCTCTGACAATGACCTTTTTATTGAATAAAAGTGATTTGCTAAGAGTTCTATCAGAGGTAAACTGACTTCCGTTGTTGCTAAATCTAACTGTTTTAATTTTTCCGATATTTTCGCCCTGAGCATAGATTTTAGCATCAGTATCAACTGCAGTAATAGTATCATCTGCAGAATATCCATCTCCAGGATCATCTACTTTAATAGAAATAATTTTTCCGCCAACAACAGTTGGTGTCAATACTGCACCAGAACCAGTAGTAGTGTTTACAAAAATTTTAGTGGAAGAAGAATATCTAGATCCACCATTAATTACTTTTACTTCGGAAAATGATCCTCCGACAAGACTTATCTCTGTTCTAATGTCATCAAGTAAGGTATGAGTGACACCTTCAATTTTAGGAAGTTTTTTATACCCCTCACCACCATCAATTACTACAATTTCGGAAATTTTTCCTATTGCAGTCTGCGAGGTTGTTTTATATGAAATTAAGTTCAACCATTCCGTTACTTCTGGTTGGAATGGGGCAGAAAATTGGAATTTAGTGGAATCTACAATATCAATCTTCTGTGTTCCAGCTGGAAGCAGTTGAAGACTAAAATATTTTTTGTTATTGATGATTCCACCTGCTTCATCATAATAATAGACTCTAGAAACATCCATGTTCATCAAAGATGCTTTTTCAATAGTTGCAGATGCTCCAGGTGTGCCTGGTGTCCCAATGTAACTAACATTTGACAGTGTATTTACATTGGCAGAATCTTCGGAGAAAATAAGGTTATGATTTAAGTTACTGCCATCACTAAGATCAAAAATATACTTACTTCCTCTGATAAATCTGAATTGCAGATCTCTTACATAATGATTTCCTGTTCCAGTTGGATCAATTTCCCAATATACACTTTTTTCACTTACACTAGCAATATCTAAATCTCTTCCAGTTGGTGATGATGTATCAACAATGGTATTAGAAGATGCAAAAGTTCCTGAAGTAACTCTTACATCAATTGTCGAATTTTCTTTATTGATATTATAGATCACTCCAGCAACACCAGTAGTAGTAATTGGAGAACCAACAGTTAATCTATAATCTGGTTGATCGTCTGGAATGTGTAACGTTACAGGGTTTGTTGCTGCATGTAATCTCAATGGAGTGTTAAACTGACCTCTATCTACCGCCAATAGACCAGAATTTGTATTAATTGATGTAATTTTTAAAATTTCATCATTAATTTTAATATAATCATTTTCTCTAAGTAATAGTGCATCAGGAGTGTTAATACTGATGTTAACTGCATTGAAAGCAACATCAACAACCAATTTTGTGGTGACTGATGGTTTATTGTAAGTAATTGTCTGATAATTAGATACTCTTACTTTAAATGTTTTTGTAATATTAACATTTGACAATGCAAGAGATAATGTTACCTCATCTCCACTAGAAAGACCATGAGGTTCCGAAGTTTCTGCAGTAACTGCAAATTTTGTATCTGCATATTCAGGAGCACTAATTTCTACAGGCCATGGTGCATTAGGAATCCCATTCGTTGCTGGAATAGTTGATCCTGAAGCAACTTGATAGGATACTCTGGGCACAGTCTTACCATCAACCTGAGAAACTCGTCCAAAAAGCCTAGATCCTTCGGTGTCTGTATTATCAATATACAGATAATCACTGTTTTTAAATGTTGCACCAGATTCGGTAACAGTAAATGAATCTACTGCTCCTCTACCAATTTCTCCCACAATCAAAGATGCATCAAATCCTCTGGTTGGTGTATTAGCGGTTCTAATTCTTCTCGCACCCTCTGGAATATTAGAATCATTACTTTGATCAAATTCAAGATTAAAATTATTAGCTGCAGGAACTGAGTAGAAAGTTTTTCCTAAAATATATGGATAAACACCAGAACCAAAATTATCTACAGTTATGAAATAACAATATCTTCCATTTGGAAATTCTGGTGTTTTACAAAAACGACCATTATTAAAATCTAACGATCCATTACCTTGAATATAGTCATAATCTTGAATAAAAGCACCCAAAGGATACTTTGCTGTACTAGGTCTACCTGATGGTGCTGTAGATTTTAATGCATAAGAAGAAGTTTGCCTAGAGATAGCACTATTTGAATCTACAGGATTACTATATCCATAAGGACCATAAATGGGATTGCCATCATATGCCCAACCTAAAATAGGAGAATGAACAAATCCAGAAGTCTTTTCGGCATAGGCGGCATTAACACCTTGTACATTATCTACTAAACTAGATCTCAAAAGTTTTGGATTTTGGGCAAATCCATATTGAAGTCCATATGCTGCATTAGAACTGGCGTACAAATATCCATTTCCAAGATCAGATTTTACTTGTGTTGCAGGAATCCAATTTTGATTTGCATCTAAAGTATTTTTAGTTTTAAATACTCTGTCAAAAGACCATTTTTTAACATTAGCAGTGGCAAAAATTCCAGTACCTTTTGACACAATTCTTACTTGAATTGTGCTCTTATCTGTGTAATCAGTACCACCGTTTAAAACAACGACCCCAGTAACTTGATTATTAGTTACTTGAGCGATTGCAAATGCACCCTTACCTCTACCAGCAGTATCAACAATTTCCACATTTGGTGTCGCAACATAATCCTGTCCACCACCAGTAACAGTAATTGTTTTAATTTCTCCATTTACTAAATGTGCATCTTGAGCAATTGTTGCTGTTGCATCAAATCCATAAGTCACTTCAAGTTCATGATCTCTGGTATAATCTTGACCACCATCAATGACAGAAATAGATGTAACTTTACCATCTACAATGCTTGCATTAAAAGTTGCACCATTTCCAGTAGCATCTTTTACTCTAAAAATTGGTTGGATATTTTCTTCAAATCCAAATCCACTTTGAGCAATACTTACACTATCAATTGATCCATATGAAACTTCTTCATAATCTTGGGCACTAAATGCCTCAACACCATTAATGAATAAGCCAACAGGCTTGTTTTTAGTTTCTTGCTTCTGAGTATTTTTTTCAGTGGTTAGTGGAATTGATTTTAAAATATTTTGATTTCTGACATCATAACCAACCCCACGAAAAGGACCAATAGAATTGGCAGGAAGTCCCGCACTAGTCACATAAGCATATTTGGAATCTTTAAATACAGCGAAAGCACTTGTGGGGATATTTTTAACAGCATTATTAATTTGAATGTCAGAACTGGAGCAAAAATTTCCTACCTCATTTAATCGCCAACTGGTAAATTGAGGTCTATTATCTGTATCTCCATCTGGCGAAAGTTTAATTTTTTCCCCAGTCTCAAAATAGTTAGAACCATCTCTAATATCAACTTCCGAAAGAACTCCAAGAATTCTCATTTTAACTTGGTCTTCCTCTTCACTTTTACCTGCAGGATATCCAAAAAGATATTCGGTTGTGACTACTTCCTGATCAACAAAATGTGGTGCAGGATTAGTGCCATATGCTCCTCTACCACAATCAATAAATTGATTGAAGGTTTTAGTTCTATATGTAATAAACTCACCATCAATCTCAATAACGCCATTTAGTTTAGGAAAACTAAGGGTGCTATCTACAGTAATGACACTATCACTGGCAGAAATATCACGTCTAAGTATAGATGATTGAGGAATTGTAAAAACTTGTGAGTTTAATACATTCAGTCTAACTTCATAGATATTTTTAGTACCAGAAGAATAGTTTGAGATATTATTGATTAATAGATCATCAATAATTGCAGTTGCTTGGACAACACCAGTAGCATCAGTTTGTCTGATCTGAGAACCAACTAGATCATAAGGATTTCCTTCAATTTGTTCAACTTTAATAATATCATCAACAGTCCAATCAGAATAAGAAGCCTTGATGACTCTATCTCTAGGATATCTTACAGTAACTTCTTCATCATACAATGCTCTGAACAGAAACTCAATAGAAAGATCTGTTCCTTTATAGCTATAGAAATCTTTGATGTTTCTGATCAGCGTATCCTTACCGATCTGATCAGCAATATTTTCATGTGGGAATCCAGCAAGATACTGCTTCTCATAGTTTTTCAGAATGAAAAACAGAATTAAACTTGAATAATTTGTAACTACATCATCTACATCGTGAGATTGAGCTGTACTGGTTTCAATAGTAGTTTTTTGTGCATCAAATTTTGTGGTAGCACTAAATCCCCTCTCACAATCAGTAAGAGTTCTTGTGGCAATATCTACGGAAGAATATAAGATAATTTCATCACCGATTCCAATAATACCACCATCAGTACGAAGACCATCAATTTTATCTAATACAATAGAAGTAGCACTAGCATCAATTGCTGTTTGTAGTTTATAAGTTTTAACTAAGTTAAACTTTCTTAGGCTATCGACATTAGTATATTCCAGAAAGTTGTTCTGAATATCTAAAATGCCACCAGATACTTCTAGTGACTTATAATACTCCTCAAAGAATTTTACATAAGTAGGAAACTCATCAACAATGAAATTTGGTAGTTGCTGTCCAACTAAATCTGATATTGTTAACTTATTAAAATTCATTTTACGCTACTTCTTTGAATACTGAGAAAGTACTATCTTGTAATGCAAGGTTTAAATAAACCTCGCGAACTGCAAAGATATCGTCGTTCTTAGGAACGGCAGTAATGTAGATATTGTTGTCAGCATCACTACCCTCTGTGATTGTAAGGGAACTTAATGTCACTTTTCCATCGTCAAAGTTGACTGTGCCGACATCATCGACCAAAATTCTTTTCCTTGCAGTAATAGGGTCAATAGTATATATTCTAATTGTTCCATCCTCTGTATTTTCTAAATACGCTTCCTCAGAGAAACCACTAATCTTAAATTTAGTGCTAGTAATGGTTGATTGACCATCACAATATGATTTGAATGGATTCACATAACAAAGAAGGTATTGTGCCCTTGTATTAAGTGCAGGAACCAGTTTTTTCCTCAAACGAAACTCTGTGTTATTACCAGTAATGGAATCTTGAGAAGAATCAATTACTGTAGTAACTTTACTCTTTCTAATAACTCCACCAAACTTACTAAGATCCGCAGTTTCATCATATTCATCAAGATTACTGATAACCAAGTTTCTGAGTTGCTCAGTAGTTGAATTTGTCTGAGTTTGGTTATAGAAAATCTTCGATTGTACTAAAACATCAACAATTGATGGATCAACAATAACTGGCGTAACAGACGCTACTGTATATTTCTTTAATTTTGATAAAATATCAGTTTTTGTAGAATTACTCAGAATATCGCTATATTTTGGTTTAATTGCAATTTTTACACGACCATATTCTGGTGGTTCTTCAGTTTCACCACCATATACAATAATATCGGCAATTGAAGAGTAAAGTCTCTGTGTAATGATCTTATAATCATCTAATGTTACTGCTCTATTCTGTGCAGCATAGAATTTAGGAGCATTTGTCTGAACTAATTCAGTTGGTTCAATATCATCACCACCAGCACTACCAGATTTTACGGTAACACCAATATTATTTAAAACTCTGGCACTATTTTCATCATAGATTTCACCAGAGAACACAAAGTTCTTGATATCGTTCGCATTTTTGCCTGATGTTGCCAAATATGAAACTTGAATTACCTGTCCATCTTTTAATGCCTTCCCAAGAACACCATCACCAAAAATTAATTCATATCTTCTGTCAGTAACTTCTTGTACAAAGAAAGCAGCGTCGTCTGCAGTTACATCTAAGATATTAGGAACTTTTTCAAATTGCTCCAATGAAGATGAATTAGCATTTTCCCTCACAGAGACTTTGATGGTTTCAGAATCAATATGTTCTGTTGGAATAATGAACTTTTGATTGGGAATTGTTTTATCCACAATAAAAGTGAAGGTGAGATAAGTACCTTCTTGGATTTTTAAATTATCATTATCTACAGTATTACTAATATAGCAAATATTATTAATAATAGGACTTACAACGTCTTCAAGAACCGCAAATTGATAAGTTTCACTTCTATTATCTACATTTGACGCAACAAAGCAATTTCCTTTCTTTAGAGTAAGGAATTTCGGCACCAATCTTTGGTCGATTGCAGCAACTGAAGTAAAATCAACTTTAAGTTCAAGAGATGCACTTGCTGCAGTTCTAGACTTTGCAGTATAACCTAATTGCTTTGCAATATTAACAATATTATCTCTTAAAGATGCAGATGCCAGAAAACTTTCATTGACTGCCATCGTTGTATTGAAGGCAGTATAATAAGTATTATATGCTAAGAGGTCTATTACCGATGATAGGGTAGAAGCCTCAAAATCATAATCGGTAAAATCAGTATTACGCCTCAAGTATTCAACCAGAGCAGCTCTGATATCAGCGTAATCTAGAGAACTAACTTGTGCGTATGCCATTGATTATATCTTTGATGAAGACGTTAACGTTAATGAAGTTGTGAATACCTGTGCGCTAATATTAGGAATTGAGTAAGCGACTTGAATGTCGTAAGAATTGGAATCATAATTCAAATCTACATCAATACCCAATACATTAACTCTGGGTTCATAAGTTTCAATTACAGTTTTAATTTCACTCTGGATAGATCCAGCAGTAGCAAAATCAAAAGGTTCAAACAACAAATCAGGAATTCCACTACCAAATGTCGGGTCAAAAAACTTTTCGCCCTTCCTATAGGAAAATAAGTTAAGGAGAGCTCTCTTAATAGCATTCTCATCTTTGAGAACTACGAGATCTTTTCTTAACGGGTTGATTTTGAATGTAAAACTCAAGTCCTTATAGGATCTTGATGGATTCAACGCCATTTGATAGTAGATTTTTCAATTATTTATCACTATTTTTGACATCTTTCTTTTTCTGGGCTTTCTTCAGCAGTCTGTCGGAATCAATTTGAGTAATTAGAGTCATCCCAGACTTAATAAAGTCTTTACCTTTGTCAGTCGGTGAGTTTCCCATCGGTTTTTTGTGCGGTTTTTACAATTTCGTAGTCATTTCCAAGAATTTCTTGCATCATTGCATCATTCCAATGTGCATAATATCCAGATTTCGCCAAAATTTCGCGGTGTTGACGTAATTTTGCCTTTGATTGGCATAACATTAGGTTATATTTACCATTGTTTGTCTGCACACCGTTAATGAAGGTGTGATAATTACCACAATCTTCCAAAAATATGTATTCTGGGTAGATTGTGTTATAAATTTCACACCACATTTGAATGGCCGCGGCGTCAAGATAGTCTTCAACAACAAAAATAACGACATCAAACCCTTTGATGGGTATGATGTCGTCAATCGGCGCTTGAATGATCTTATATGAAGCGGTTGAAGAGTAAGGACAGATAGAAAAATTACTTAGTTCGGGGCGAACTTTAGAAATTTTAGCAATCCAATCTTTAATATGCTCTTCAATCTCAATCATTCTTCTTTTTTCTTGTCAGGATGTTCTTGATCACCGGCTCTACGTCCTACGACATAGCCGTATGTTCTAGGTGCTGGAGTTTCTTCACTCATCTTCCTTGTCCACGGTAACGTTTACGGGCTCCATTACGGGAGCTTGCACTATATTTAGTATGCTGACCCGATCCTTGACGAGTTTTTTTAGGTTTTGACTCAATGTTGGCGTTACCACCAGTAAGTGAAGGGCGCTTTGCCATAAAATCCTCAAATGTACCTTGATATTATATCACATCAATTATGCCTGTGCAACACTGATGATTTGAATTTGAACTCCCCCTGTTTCATTTCCATATGAAGTTCCTGTAACAGTTACTTCAGCAGGACTCTTTGGATCAGTAGAAGGACTTGGAAGACCCCCGAAGTAAGAAGATCCACCTCCACCTCCGCCACCGAAGTAACCACCCTGAACAAAACCATTATCCCATCCACCACCGCCGCCTCCGCCGCCGTAGTAACCAAAACCTCCATGACCACCGTCGCCATCTATACCACTGCCACCTGCGCCAGCACTAAAAAATCCACCTGCGCTTCCAGCACCAGCACTAAGATCTCCACCAGCACTGCCACCATTTCCACCAGAACCACTTCTATATCCACTAGTTGAACCACCAGTGCCACCATAGGATGTATTCAAATTATTTCCAATAGCACCACCAGGATATCCAGCATCACCACCAGGAGTATTTGATGGTCTTGATGGATGCCCACCACCTGAAAGTTCACTTCTAGGTACTCCTTCATAACCACCTTCTGCAGCAAGCATAATGCAGTTATTTGCTGTTTCTGATGTTCCATAGAATACAGCAGAATATCTGGTGTCGTAATGAAGTCTGTAAGACTGTCCTGCCTTTGCAGTGAATGTTCCCTGAACATATCCACCGTCACCACCAACACCAGGAGGAGTATTGCCACGAAGTCTTATGGTGACATTATAGTCAAATCCAGATGCTACTAAGAAAGATGGTTCCGACAATGTATTTGTACTAGAAAGATTAGTAATATTTGTTGATGTTCCGCTAGCAATACCGACAATTTCCAATGATCCAGGAACGGTCATTGAAATGACTGCTAGACCATTTTGACTAGCTCCACCATGACCACTAACGTGCTCTGAAGGTAATGAAGCAGGAACAGGCGCAGCACCTCCTGCAGTTCCTGTATTGCCATTACTAGCACTGGTGTATGCAAGAGAGATAGAACCTGATCCTCCTGCTCCACCACCGCCAGTACAGTTACCATTACCATCTCCGCCAGCACCAGCACCACCTGAAACTCCTGATCCACCACCGCCGCCGCGATTACCTTGATTCACACCAGAACCGCCACCAGCGCCACCTCCAGATCTTCCAGAAGTACCACTAACTTGACCAGTGTTTGGACCTGTTCCAGCACCGCCAC